TCGGAACTATTGCTCCTCCAGCAACTGGCGGCACCGCAATTGGATTTGGTCCTGCAACAGTATTTGAAGGTTATATCAGCGGAACAACATTGACTATTACTAGTGCTCCAACACAAAACGGTTCACCAGCAACTATTACTCCAGCACTAACTAATGGTCCATTGATAGTAAGCAATGATACTAACTACCGTAGTGGTACACGTATTACCGTACAAGTTGATGGTACTCCTGGCGGCATTGGTACATATACTGTTAGCCAAAGTTATCCTAGCAGATTCCCAAGCGGTTCAGGTAATATTAGTCTAAGTATTGACAATACACAAGCAGACACATTCTTGATCAATAGCGTACACATTCCTGTTGGATCAAGCAGTGTTGCAGACTTGGCAAGTAGTATTAACAGTACAATGAATGGTCTAAACATTGGTATTTCAGCAGCTGAGTTTAACGGTAAACTATACATTTATAGCGATGGTACAGCTAATGGCGGTACTGGTGATTTCCAATTAAATGGTACAGCAGTTAGCAAGTTAGGTTTAGAATCATCAACTACTTACTATCCACCAGCATTACAAATTAGTACACACTTTAACGTTCCAGCATTCAAGACCACAACAGGTCGTGGATACGGTTCAAGTACTACAGCAGGCGGTAAGCCAAGCGGTAGCGTCTGGGTTAAAACAACTAGCGTAAACAAAGGCGCAAATTGGGTTGTTAAGAAATATAATGCATCTTTAAATACATGGATCATTCAAAGTGCTCCAATGTACGCAAATGGTGCAGCGGCCTTAGCAGCTCTAGATCCTAAAGGCGGTGGTGCAAACTTGTCAGTTGGCACAACTTATGTCAAGTATGATTTGACAGGAATGGACGTTGCAGACTTTAAGATTTTTGCAAGAAGCGGAGTTGGTGCAACAGTAGTTACAAGTATTCCAGTAACTGTAGGCGGTTCAGGATTTACTAACGGTACACAATATGCGTTTGACATCAGCTGGAGCACAACTGGTGCTAGTGCATATACCGCTCCTACAACTATTACATTAAATAGTGGAACCGTAGGTTCATCAGTAGACGCTACTATTACACACATATTAGAACAGTTTACAAATATCTCTGATACAAATATTTTAGCAAAACGTGTTGGTAACACAATCAGCATCAGTCATTTAGCTGGTGGTGATATTGTATTCACAGACGGTGAAAATGGTCCATTATCTAAATTGTTTACAGCTGATGTTACAGCAAACTATCACATGACAGATGATGGTTCGTCAACAATCGCTAGCTTATGGGTATCAACAATCGCTGGACAAGGATTTATTGTTCCAAGTTTAACACCTCCAACAACAACTCCAGAAGATCAAACACTATGGTATAACAGCGACATTACTGAAGTTGATATTATGGTAAATGCTGGTCCTGGTAACGGTTGGGTAGGTTACAGAACCGCTCACGGTAAAGCTGTAGTTAATGGCGGAGTAAGCCAAACAACAACAGACCTAATGGGCCCAATCGTAAGTGCAACAGCACCTAAGACACAACAAGACGGATCAACAGCACTAAGCCATGGTGATATTTGGGTTAGTACAGCTGATCTAGAAATGTTCCCAACAATCTATCGTTGGGACGAGTTGAACAAAAAGTGGGTTCAAATTGACACAGCAGATCAAACAACTAGTCAAGGTATTGTATTCGCCGACGCTCGTTGGAGTGACAACAGCATGTTAGGCACACCACAAACAGGTGCAGGTGCTCCAGATGCTATTGCTGATTTGTTAAACAGCAGTTATGTTGACCCAGATGTAGAAGATCCAGCATTATTCCCAACAGGAATTTTACTATGGAATCTACGTCGTTCAGGTTACAACGTTAAGAAATATGTTAAGAACTATATTGACACAACAGCATTAAACACAATGTACGGTAATGCGTTAATGACTAACTATCATCCAGATCGTTGGGTCAGTGATGCTCCAAACCAAATCGATGGTGCAGGAACATTTGGACGTAAAGCTCAACGTGCTGTAGTATTGAAAGCTCTAACAGCAACAATCGAAAGCAATCAAAACATTCGTCAACCAGACACAGTTATCTATAACTTGTTAAGTTGCCCAGGATACTTAGAAACACTAAGCCCATTAATCAGCTTGAATACAGATAACGGCCAATCAGCGTTCATCGTTGCAGATAGCCCAGCACGTTTAACACCGGATGCTACAAGTTTAAGCAACTGGGGTAACAACGTAAATGGTGCAGCTGTAGACGGAGACGAAGGTCTAATCGCTACAAACAGCTATGCAGCTGTTTACTATCCATGGGGTTACACACAAGACTTAACAGGTAACAATGTTGTTGTTCCTCCAAGTCATATCATGTTGCGTACAATCGCTCTAAGCGATAACGTTTCTTATCCATGGTTTGCACCAGCTGGTGTACGTCGTGGTGGTGTAACAAATGCTAGCTCAGTTGGTTATGTAGATGGTCAAACTGGTGAATTCCATACTGTTGCTCTAAACGGCGGACAGCGTGATACATTAGCTGGAATCCACGTTAACCCAATTACATATCTTGCTGGAACAGGTTTGGTATGTTATGGACAATACACACGTCAATTAGTAGCAAGTAGCTTAGATCGTATCAACGTTGCACGTCTAGTAATTTACTTACGTTACCAATTGAATAAGATTGCTAAACCATTCATATTTGAGCCTAACGATACAATTACACGTAACGAAATCAAGCAACAAATTGAAAACATGCTTCTTGAATTAGTTGGTCAACGTGCGTTATACGACTTCTTAGTTGTATGTGATAAATCAAATAACACACCAGCTAGAATCGATAGAAACGAGCTGCATGTCGACATAGCAATCGAACCGGTCAAATCAGTTGAGTTTATCTATATCCCAATGCGTCTAGAAAACACTGGTGCTATAGCTGGTCTTGGCGCATAATTAGGAGAACATAAATGGCAATCGCAGCATTATCAAATTTTACAGTACCACTAGCTAGTGACCAAAGTGCAGGTTCACAAGGCATGCTAATGCCTAAACTGAAGTATCGCTTCAGATTGAACTTTGAAAACTTTGGAAAATCTAGCCCAACAACAGAACTTACAAAACAAGTTCAAGAAGCGGCTCGTCCAAGCGTCAAGTTTGCAGACCAAGTAATTGATATCTACAATAGTAAGATTCACTATGCAGGTAAACCAACTTGGGATCCTATCACAATTAAATTGCGTGATGATGTTACTGGAGCTGTTACTACACTAGTAGGCGAACAAAACCAGAAACAATTCGACTTCTTCGAACAAAGTTCTGCAGCTGCAGCTGGTGACTACAAGTTCACACTACGCATTGAAATGCTTGATGGCGGTAACGGCTCAAGTGCTCCAGTTGTGTTAGAAACATGGGAACTTTATGGTTGCTATCTAGCAAGCACAAACTGGGACGATATCAAATACAGCGAACAAGGTGCTGCAACAATCACCATTAGCATTCAATTTGATAACGCAGTTCAAACAACTGGCGGATCATTAGGATCACCAACACCAGTTAGATTGACTCCTGGCGGCACAAACAGTATTGGTAGTTAATTAAGAAAGCCTAGGCAACTAGGCTTTTTTATTGACTGATCATTAAATGCTCAGTTTATTTTTTCGATAAATATTAGCATGGCCTTCACTCCAAATTCTGAATTAAAATCTAATACACCTATGGTGTTTAAAGATTGGCAACATGCAGCCGATCTGTTTAATGTTGACCAGTTTAGACTAGCTCCAAAAAGCAACTTCTTATTCCATGTGGCTTTTGGAATAAATCAAGGAGCATTACAAAATGCACAGTTAGTTCAACGCTATGGCCAAGAAATAAACATGTTGGTTAAGAATATCGACCTTCCAAGTTTTGGTATTCAAACAGAAGTTTTAAATCAGTATAACCGTAAAAAAGTAGTACAGTATCAAGCAAAGTATAACGAAATTGGTATCAAGTTCCATGACGATAATATGGGCTTGATTAATCAGCTGTGGCAAAATTACTTTACCTACTACTATGCAGATTCTAGAAGTGCTACTAAACCAGGAGCATTTGCTAGAAACGCTACTCAAGGATATAGTAGTGCCATGCCAACTCCTTACGGATTTGATAACGGAAGCACACAGCCATTTTTTAACTATATTAAAATTTATCAAATGGCACGTCATGAATATGTTTGCTATCAATTATACAATCCTATAGTGACCAGTTGGAACTATAACAAAGTAGATTATAGTAATACAGGTGTACACGACTTTGATATGAAAATTATCTACGAAGCTGTTAGTTTCAGCGCAGGCGCTGTCGAAGCTGGTATGCCAGAAGGATTTGGCCTAACACACTATGATAATAATCCAAGTTCTCTAACTGGTACTACTAGTGCAACCGCTGGCGGCCCAAGTTTTGTAAACTCCATAGATTCAAGTACTATAGCACCGGGCGTGTTACAAAATGCAATTAATACAGTTAATCAAAATCAAAATTCAAGCGGTGGCATAGGAGTAGGCAACTTGGTTGCAGGAGCAGGCTTATTAACGGCAGGTATTGGCTTATTCAACGCTGTCGGCGGGTTGAGTGGTATTGGCAGTGCTATTAGTGGTGCGGCTAGTGCTGTAGGCGGAGCAATTAGTGGTGTTGCAGATACTTTATTCCCAGGTTCTAATAAAAACGCTACTGATTCTAATAGTACTACAAATGACGCAAACACTACTCAATCATCAAGCGATAGTCCAGCACCAAGTAACGATCCTGAACAATCAAATCCAGGAAGTGCAAGTTCTGATGAAGCAGCTCCAGTAAATACTCAAGACGGTACAGGTACTCCAAGCAATCCGTCCGACGAAGAAAGCGGAACATAATATGATAAGAACTAACTTACCTCAACAACCACAAACTAACGTACAAAGTGTACGTACTTTCTTTGATAATTTTTTTACAAAGACAGTAAGTTTTCCAGCAGAGCAGATCGATGCTACAGTAGCTTTTTTTGCTAAAAGAGGATTTGATACTAATAGTGCAAACAGTATTGCTATTACATTATTAAATCAAGCTAGAAAAGAAAACGTCCCTGTTTTTTCTTTAATTGATAGTTTGAAAGGCTTGACTGATATTCAGTTAACACAAGTGTTAACACAGGTGTTAAATGCCAGTAGAGAAAAAACTAGTCTGCTAGGTTATAGGATTGCACCAGCTACAGATAGTTTTGAATCGCGCAATATACTAGTGTAATATGGCTAAATTTGCTCGTGGAAAATTCGTAATGAAGAACCCTGGGAAATATGTAGGAACTAAAACTCCTACATACAGATCCAGCTGGGAACATACATTTATGAATTTCTGCGATACTAATCCTAGTATAATCAAATGGGCTAGCGAAGCTATACAAATCCCCTACAGAGATCCCCTAACTAACAGACAAACTGTTTATGTTCCAGATTTCTTTATACAATATGTAGATAAGAAAAATCATGTACTGGTTGAACTAATTGAAATTAAACCAGCTAGTCAAACAATATTAGAACGTGTGGGCAAGAACAAATACAATCAAGCACAGTTTGTTAAAAATCAAGCCAAATGGGCTGCGGCAACCCTTTGGTGCAGACAACAGGGCATAAAGTTCCGTATTCTTAACGAAAATGATATCTTCAGCAAGGTATAAGCATAAGTAATGTTATGACAATATATCTTTATAAAAAGACTCATAATATTACAGGTTTACAATACCTAGGCAAAACTATATCTAAAGATCCATATTCTTACACAGGTTCAGGTGTAAGATGGACTAATCATTTAAAAAAACATGGGTAAATGTGGCGCCAGCAATCGTGGAAAAACTTGGAAATTGTTAGACGGCAAAAGAATTTGGATAGAAAAGGAATCGGCATGACAAAAAAGTTGGAGGAAATTCTCAACTTACCTGAAAGCAAGAAAATTGTTAAACAGGAAGAAAAGAATCAGTTAAAAGCCGAAATGGCCGCTCCATTTTTGCGGGACATTAATGAGTTTGATAAAATTTCTGCAGCTTTGCCCCAAGTCAAAGGACTGGGCGACGCAGGCGATTCTGAGTTAGATGAACTAGCACGTAAGGCTACAGAAGCATACGATGATATTATGGATTTGGGTATGAACGTAGAAGCACGTTATAGTGCTCGTATGTTTGAAGTAGCGGCCAGCATGTTAAAGAATGCTATTGACGCTAAAACAGCCAAATTAGACAAAAAATTAAAGATGATTGATCTACAGCTTAAAAAGCAAAAGTTAGATCAAGATGCAAACAGCGCAGACGAGGGTGTAACAATCCAAGGTGACGGAGTTATTATCACAGACCGTAACAGTCTGCTAGAAAAACTCAAGCAGATGAAATAAATACAGTACTGGGATTAACATATGAAATCATTTAAAGACTACCTGACAGAAAGTGTCAAAATTTACGAGTTTAAAGTAAAGATCGCTGGCGAATGTCCAACAGATTGTGCCTCTAAACTTAAATCTGCTCTTGCACAATTTCACGTACAATCGTGCAGTGCTGGCAAAAGTACACCAATTCAAGAGCGTCAATCAGAATTTCCTGAACACAAAAACGTTGCTACAACAGTATTTGATGTTGTAACAAGTTATCCGGCAACTAGTCTTCAAGTACGCGATATGGTCAGCGAACGACTAGGTATTCCTTCTGCTAACATAAGAGTTAGAAATTTACAAGAAGAATTAGAAGACGAAATCAATCATCAACACGATAAAAGAACACACAAGTCTGTAATTGGTACAGACTATGAGCCAAGTAATCATCAAGATTTAGTTGGCGATAAACGTAAGATGAATTTTTTACAAGAATTAAACAAAGACAAAAAATCAATGGAACAATACACCGGTGTTAACGATGAATTGTTTTCTAAAACAGGTAACTCAAAGAAACAGCCAGAAATGTCAACTGAAGCTAAGGCTGGAAAAAGTGTAGTTGGCTCTAGCAAAGTGAAACTTCCAGATCCAATGCGAGGAGCATAATATGAACTATAAAGATCTTTTAACAAAATTACAAGCAATCGAAGAAGGACATACTCCACCGATTGCACCAACACATACCGATGGTCCTGCAGAAGAAGAAATGATGGGCATCTCTCTTCCAATGCCAGGCATGATTGGTCACGAAGAAGCACCTAAACAATCTGACAATGTTAGCATGAATGTTAGTTTAAATGGTCAAGGTGCTGGCGGTGTACGCGATCTAATGAACATTCTTCATAACATTGAAAAAGGTGCAACTGGTGCAGAGCATGATGATATTGTGTTTGGCGAGCCGGGCGAACAACACGAAAGACATCCACACATCGGTGATGATGAAATGGAAGAAACAATGGGCGACAATGGCCAAACATTTGGTAATAGTGTCCATGGTGATCATGGCACACACGTACACGGTATCGATGCTGTTACAGCTACAGGCGATGATTTGGCTAGCAAAGGCAAAGCAAGTCCACTACAACGTGCTCCAGGCGTTAACCCATTACGTAGACCAATGGAAGAAGGTCTAGTTAAAAAATTACAAAATTTATATAACGAAATTAAAACACGTGATTTAAATGAAAATGTATTGACGGATGAAACAGGCCATACAATGCAACATATCTTGCACACACATCAGCGTGATGTTAGAGATTTTGAACAAAACGGCGATATGAGCGATAGCTTGTACGATGCACTATACGATTATTACTTTGACGATATGCCATACGGTGTTAAGAAAGCTCGCGATGGCGACCCGTACGAGTGGATTAGTGATCGTTTTGCAGATGATTTAGGCATTAGTGAAACAGTAGCAATGAATCAACAAGTTGAAGAAAATCAAGCAGGGCACGACTATCAAACTGGTGAGCCTTTAAAACAAGGCCCGGACGGCAAATGGTATAACAGCAAAGGCGAAGAACGTGATCCTATGCATGGCGGGCCATTACGTCCTGATGGAAGTGCAACACTTAGAAGTTTAGTACCTAAACCTCCTAAACCTTCGGCAAATATGGATAAACCTAATCCAGCACCAACACAACCTACAAATATTACACCACCTGCAAATTCAGATAACAGTAAAATATCTATAAACATGCCAGAATCGGTACAGCTAGCAGAAATGTTGAAGATTGCAGGATTAAAATAAAAGTTTCGTCGCAGTTAGCACTCTGTTTAACAGTGCCAAATAGCTCCGTAGGGAGCTATTTTTTTCGGTAAATTTTCTAGAAGGTATTTTAACTAAGATATATAAATAACTTTATGTTTAAAGAAAACAAATATTATCGATGGTATTTTCAAATAATTAAAAACGCTCAGGGCCGCGTATTAGATATATACAGCGAGACTCATCATATTATACCTAGATGTTTAGGAGGTAATGATTCTAGAGAAAATTTAGTAGAATTAACAGCAAGAGAACATTTTATTTGTCATTGGCTGTTGACAAAATTTGTGTTAATTGGCAAAGAAAAAATGGATTATGCGTTATGGTTAATGATAAATGTAGAAAATAAGCTCCAAGAACGTTACAAAATTAATTCTAAAACTTATGAAATTTTAAGGACTAAACTTTCTAAAACATTTAGTAAACAACATACGGGCAGGAAAATGTCCGAAGAAACTAAACGAAAGATTAGTGAAACAAGGAAAAAGAAATTTAAAGACGGCACATTGGAAATAAAAGTATATGATACTACTAGAAAAAAACTTTCTAAAAATCGTTCTGGGTATAAACATACACAAGAAACAAAAGATAAAATAGGAAATGCTCATCGAGGAAAAGTAATATCCGATGAACAGAAACAGACATTGTCCGAAATCAATACTGGCAAACAATGGGCAGAAGAGACAAGAACAAAACTTAGCAATACCCTTAAAGATGATTATAAATTGGGAAAACGTGTTCCTTGGAATAAAGGAAAAACTTGGAGTAAAGGGATTGTAAATGGCTAAAAGTTTGGATGGGGTACTTACAAAAAAAGCACATACAAAAGAAAAGTTCACAGAAGAACAAGTACAACACTTGCTGGCCTGTGCTGACCCAAAGGACGGCTATCTTCACTTTGCCAAAAACTTTTTTCATATTCAGCATCCTGTTAAAGGCAAAGTAAAATTTGAACCTTTTGAATATCAGGAAAGATTGCTGAGTGCATATCACGATTATCGTTTTAACATCAATATGCTACCACGTCAAAGTGGTAAGACCACTTGTGCATCAAGTTATTTGCTTTGGTACGCTATGTTTCATCCAGATCAAACCATCTTGGTGGCAGCACACAAGTACACAGGTTCACAAGAAATCATGCAACGTATTCGTTATGGATACGAATTGTGCGATGACTACATACGTGCAGGTGTTGTAAACTACAACAAAGGGAGTATTGAATTTGAAAATGGCTCAAGAATTGTATCAGCTACTACTACTGGCAATACCGGTCGTGGTA